TCAACTGATAACCTTAGCGCGCTTCTCGGCAACGCGATCTTTGCTGAGCTCATCGAGGACCTCGACGACTGGGACAGCGATATCTATCGGGCGGTGCTTGCACCGCATACTTGTCATTATCCGCCAATGAACGGTTTTACATCCCGAGCATCGAGCAGGCCAACGGCCAGCTGATGGGTTCGGTTCTCTCCTTCCCCGTCCTTTGTCTTGCGAATCTTGCCTTGTATCTCAGCGTCGTCGCTGAGCCGGATGCGAGCGATAAAGATCTCATCGCTCTGTCGAAGATGGTTCTCATCAACGGCGACGATATTTTGTACTGCGCTACGCGTGAACAAACTATCGTGCATGCTGCAAACGGAAAGGAGATTGGCCTAGAGATGTCGGTTGGCAAGACGTATGCTCATAAGCGTTACGCCAACATCAACTCGACATCCTTTGATTTGGATCTCTCATGCACCGACTCACAACCTGTTCAGATTGATTTTCTGAACACAGGTCTTTATTTTGGTCAAAATAAGGTCCTGGGTCGCGTCGGTGTCGACATGGAAGATCCTGAGGTGGCCCAAGCACCTCACTGCGCCGTTATTAACGCACTTTTACAAGGCGCCCTCCCGGGTCGCCAATCGCAGGTCCTGCGATCGTATCTGTGCCTTCATAAGGCGGCCGTTAACGAAGAGACCAAGGGTCGTAATCTCTTCGCCGCTCAGTCACTCGGTGGCATGGGCGTTCGCCGTCCTGCAGATTTCAAAGCAAACTACACGTTCTTGCAACGAGTAATCAGCACTGTTCTCTACAATGCGATGAAAGTGGATGCAGAGCCTGCAGTCCTCCCGCTACTCTCTCGGCCAGTAGCGGCGCCGGTCCTACGGTACGAAGCGTGGACGTATATACAAGCCGATCTTGACCCGTATGAGTTGCCGCGGTTCGCGCGCAAAGTCTCAAAGCTCAATCGCTTCCACGGAATGCGACTGATCCCTGAGACACTCATGGAGATCGGTGTGATGCTCGTCGCACCACGTGCCCGGTCGAGGCCCTCCTACGATGTCGTCGAACGATCTTTCGGCGACTTGTGGACCGAGTTGGATCACCAACTTAACGTTATTGTTGAGCGTATGTCACCTGAACAGTGGCAACAGTACTCTAATCTCGTTAAGGACGCGGACCGCGTCAGGTGACCAGTCCAACGTCCTGGACATGACGTTAAACTGTCTCGTTGGCGTACGTAGAAACGCCATGGGGTCTTAGCCTCATAACCCAAAACGGTGCACGGTCCGTGCTTAATACTTCCGTACTAAGCAATGGCACAGGTGGATAATGAGTTCTTTTGAACGGCCACTCCATTGCGGAATGTCGAACGACTGCACGGGTTAACCCTGTAAGCACAGGTGGATATTGAGATGCGCAAGCATCGGCCACTCTTATAGAGCAGCTAATGATGTACAGTCTCTCCAGTTGAAGGGAGGGATCCCATACAACTTCAACCAATGCCGAAACGCTCGGCACAGACCAACAACGGCGGCCCGTTGCAAAAGAAAGCCAAAACGAATCCGCAGCCCGGACGCTTGCAACGTACTGCACTCGTGAGTGCGCCGGTTGCACAGGCTCGCCAGCGACGCATGAACGCACCTCAGATCGAGGGTCTCCGCAATGGTGACTGCATTGTTACTCATCGTGAGTACATTCAGGACATCACTGCGGGCTCAGGCTCACCTTCTGCGTTCTCCGTCAACAGCTTCTCTGTCAACCCCGCCCAGAGCGCCACTTTCCCATGGCTTGCCTCGATCGCCTCCCGATTCGAGTCATATGTCTTTGAGAAACTTGAGTTCTGCTACGAG